ATATATATCTAAGGGAGCTCAGGACACTTGGGAAAAGGTTTTAGACGGAACCCTAACAGGATTTTCAATTGGCGGAAAGATTCTTGAATCAGATAACGAAGTAAACAAATCAACAGGTGCATCAGTAAGATTTATTAAAGATTATGCATTAGTCGAGCTATCAATCGTTGATTCACCAGCAAACGAACTATGTAACATTTTATCTATTGAAAAAGTAAATGGACAAATGATTTTTAAAGGCATCGCAGCAGATGTAAAGATGGAAAATATTTTTTATTGCGTAGACAGTGATTCTGTATTTATGTCAACAGAATCAGAATACATATCTCCAGTTACTGGTAAAAAAACAGAACTCATTGGATGGGTAGAATCAAACGACGTAAACAAAGGAAAAGAAATAGAAAAGATTCTTGATTCACGTAGATCAAGATTGCAAACATTGCCTGACAACACAAATATAAATATGGCAATTGCAGAAGGAGGAAATGAAGTGGAAAAGCTTAACACAACAGAAGCAACTCCAGTAGTAGAAGAAGCAGTAGCTACAGAAGCACCTGCAGAAATTATTGAAGAAGTTGCACCAGTAGAACAAGATTCTGCTGAAATTGTAGCTGAAGAAACTTCTGCCGAAGTTCTGGAAAAATCAGCAGAACTAACAACTCAGGAATCCCCTGATTTTGTTAAAATGCTAGGCGACCTTAAGGGTTTCTTCTCAGAGACTTTGGAAAAGGCCTCTGAGGCAAACGCTGCTCAGGTTTCAACAATCAAGGAGACAGTCGAAGCTTTTAGCAAGAATGTCGATTTGAGAATTTCAGAATTAGCAGAAAAGCACACAGAACTTTCATCAGCTGTAGATTCAATTAAATCAATAATGGATACAGTTGAAAAGAGAGTAGACGCAGTAGAATCAGACACTGCAATCAAGAAGTCCTCTGACCTTGGCGGGTCAGCAGGGGTAACAATCAAAAAATCAAAATGGAACGGCACTTTCCTCGGTTCCGTTAGCGAATTAACAAAATAAGGGTATGGTGAAAAACTAATGAGTAATGAACTATTAGCTAAAGCAGCAGAAGCAAATTCTACTTTAACAGGTAGCATGACAGGTTCTGCAAACCCTACCGACGGAATTCACGTAGGTTCCGAGGGTAAGGGAGGCTTGCTCAATCCTGAGCAATCCGCAAGATTCCTTGATTACATGTTCGATGCAACAGTAATCGGTAAAGTAGCACGTACAGTTCGAATGAGAGCTGACACTACAGAGATTGATCGTATCGGCGTCGGTGAGAAGCTTATGAAGCTTGCAGCTGAAGCAGAGAACACAGGCACAAATGCTGCCGTACAGTTCTCAAAGATTTCTCTCACAACAAAGAAGCTTCGCCTAGATTGGGAGCTTTCAACTGAGTCTCTAGAAGACAATATTGAAGGTGCTGATCTCGAAGATCACATTGCAAGACTTATGGCAACACAGGCTGGTAACGACCTTGAGGACGTAGTCCTTAACGGTAACACAGCTCTAACTGGAGATGCACTTTATAAGTCATTCGACGGTGTTGTTAAGATTGCAAAGGCAAATGGCCATGTAGTAGCAGGAGCGGGCGCAGCAATTTCCCGTGATATCTTCAACAAGGCACTTAAGGCAATGCCACGTAAGTACAAGCAGCGTCGTCCAGACCTACGCTTCCTTGCTGGCTCAAACTTAATTCAAGACTACTTATACTCAACATCACAGAACATCCAGAATGTTAACCCACAAGATATTGCTTCAAGCATTATCCGTGGTGACCAGGGTGGTCTAGGTGGTCCAGCAGGTTTCGTAGCACCATTCGCATTTGGTATTCCAATTGTTGAAGTTCCGCTACTTAAAGAAACTCAGACTGGCTCATATGCAACACCAACAGGAGAGCACGGAGACGTCCACTTGACATTCCCAAATAACGTTGTTATTGGTATCAAGCGCGATGTAACTGTTTACCGCTTCTTCTGGCCAAAGAAGGACTCAATCGAATATACAATGTATACTCGCGTTGGAACCCAAATTGAGCAGGCAGATGCATGGGTTGTAGTTAAAGACGTTAAGGTTGCTTCTTAATTAAATAAGAATTAACTACCGAAAGGCCCCCAATTAATTTTGGGGGCTTTTCATTTTAATTTTATAGTGCTATAATTTATATACTTACCAAAGGAGTAAATATGTCATTTGACACACTTAAGGTCAAAGATCTAAAGACGCTAGCAGCAAACTTTGCAGTTGACGTCGATGGACTAAAAAATAAAGCTGATGTAATTGCAGCTCTAACAGAAGAAGGGGTTACCTGGGCAGTCTACCAAGGAACACTAAAAAACATAGAGAATTCAAAAGAAGACGCAGATGAAATTCTTCCTAGACTAGATCCAAATCAGAAGCTTGATGAAGATATGATTCTAGTAAAGATGGATCGACCAAATGCTAGATATGATGCCCTAGGATTTACATTTACAAGAGATCATCCTTTTGTAGCAATGAAACCAGATGTGGCTCAAGAAATTTTTGATAAGGAGGAAGGGTTTAGATTAGCTACGCCTAGAGAAGTACAGGAGTACTATAACTAAGCCTAACAAATGGCAGAGATATATAAGTATAGTAATACAGCAGTATCAAATAAGTTATATGTAAATGGAGAAGCAATTGAGCCAGACGGCGCAGTCACGGTAAACGTATTTGATATAACTAAAGATCCTCTTGTGTCTCCACGAATTGATCCAACACAATCTTTAACATTGCAAACTGCCCTACCTTCCGAGGTAGATACTGGGGTTTACAGTTTTTATTTGCCATTGGGTTATACATCAAGAGATAGAAAATTCCGTTTAGTATGGAACTATGCTTATAAATCAGTCATGCATCAGCACGTAACTTACCTAGATGTAGTTACACCATACGTTTCTATACAAGAAGCAATAGAAGATTTAGGATTTGGTTCTGATGCAAATGATCCAAATTATAAAACATATCATGAAGTAAGGATGGCAGAAAAATATGCCAGAAAAATGGTAGAGTTTTACACTGGGCAAAAGTTCTTTTTGTTTGACGATACATTTACAGTAATGGGAAATGATTCAGACACGCTGCCATTGCCTAGGAAAATTCATACACTTTTTACTTTAGAGCAAAATGACCAGATGCTAGTAGATAAGTTAAACGACGTATCTTATGTTGGATACGATATTGAGCCTACTACAAGTGGTTTTGGAATTAGAGTAAATGTGGTTAATTTTGTAGATAACGATGTTTATATTGCAAATGGAATGGTTCCTCCGTCTATACATGACTCAAGCCCAAATATTTTTAGAAGGAATAAGCATTATGATATCTATGCAAGATTTGGATGGGAATATGTTCCAGATGAAGTAGAGCAGGCAACCATTGAAATAATGCGTACCTATTTTGCTAAAGATAGGGCATGGAAAGATAGATATATAAATAAAATTTCTACAACAGACTGGAATTTCCAATACGGTTCAGACGCATTTACTGGAACAGGATCTGCATACGCAGATAAGCTTCTTCTAGACTATGTGGTCACACAAATGGTAGTGGTGTAATGCTAGACGTAGTTGATGGATTGATGTCTATGAAGATGGACATATATGCTCAAAGTGAACAACAGGATCCAGACACTGGTGCAATCGTAAGAGAGTTTTCTTACATAAAAACAATAGACTGCTATGCCAGAGGAATAATTACAGAAAGCCGAAATAGAAGTAATGACAATCAAAGCTTTTCAAATAAGTATTCTAATAACCAATACATAGAAGCTAGAACATCAGAAAGGCTAACGCCAAGAGATAAGATAAAAAACATTAGGGACGCCAGTGGTAAACCAATATGGTATGAGCTTAACTATCCAAGTGACACCCCAACAGTGTTTGACGTTGTAGGAACAACACCCATATCAGATCCTTTTGGAAATGTACTAGGGTACAACTCATCATTACAAAGAGCGGAGAACCAGCAAATTGGCATCTGAAATTTTAGCAATTAGAGCAGCAAGCGGCTTAGTTAATTTAATGTCTAAGAAGCCAGTAAGTGGTGCAATAAAAGACAGTACAGTCGCACAAATATCTGCAGCTCTTTTTTATAAAACAAATGTAATGGCAAAGCTTGCGTCAAACCCGCAGTTTCAATCAGCATTTAGGAATATTATTTTTGATCAGCTTCAGGTTGATTTTGGAGATT